TACTAGTGGTACCTCAGGAATAAACGGGACTTCAGGAACTAGCGGTATCAATGGAACATCGGGTACGAGTGGTATTAACGGAACTAGCGGTACTTCAGGAATAAACGGGACTTCTGGAACTAGTGGAATTAACGGTACTTCAGGTACTAGTGGAACATCAGGTAGAAATGGTACTAGCGGTACTTCAGGTATAAATGGTACTTCAGGTACGAGTGGAATAAATGGAACTAGTGGTACTTCAGGAACTAGCGGAAGTAGTGGTACCAGCGGTACTTCAGGAACTAGTGGTAGAAATGGTACTTCAGGAACTAGCGGAAGTAGTGGAACATCAGGAACTAGCGGAAGTAGTGGGTTAGGTACTATATTAAATAACGTTAATAACTACGTATTAACTGCAACGGGAACATCAGGGGTTATTAATGGTGAATCTAATTTTACTTTTGATGGTGATACTGCACTAATAACAAATACAAATGCAACTGGAGACGAAACAGGATTACAAATTACTGTATCAAGTAATTCTAATTTTACAAAAATAGGTACTAAAAACATAATTAACACAACAGGGTCAACGATATATGGTACTTTTAATCAGATAAATGCAAGTGCGTCAAACACGACATATGGTTTTTATTCAGAATTTAAAGGTAGTACCGGTGATCAGATTGGGTTTTATAGTATATTAAATACTGCACTACCTTCGGATAACAAATACGGGTTATACACTAACATTTCATCAAATGCTGGTGCTAGTTATGGGACATACACAACAATTGCAGGATCTGCATCGACAAATTACGGTCACTTTACATATTTGAATGCAAGTGCATCCACAAATAATGATAATATTGGGTATTATGTAGAATCGGGACCAAACTCAAAAGTAGGTTCGGCAACAGACAGCCACTACGGGTTTGTTGCGAATATGTCTGGATCTACTACCGGTAGTAACTATGGAGGTACGTTTATTACTACGTCATCCGGAACAACCAATAACTACGGAATTGCTATACAATCTCAAGGGGCTGCATCTAATAACTATAGCATCTACACTATTAATGGTACTGCTTTGTTTAATTTCCTTGCTGATCCTAATTCCGATTTCCAAGTTAAATCGGATACTCAGGCGAATATGCTTTTTGTTGATTCTTCAGCAAATTCGGTGGGTATTGCTCAAGGAACACCAACGGCAAATTTACACATTGGTGCAGGAAGTACTACACAACCACCATTAAAATTAACATCAGGGTCACTTACTACAACACCAGAAACAGGAGCTATTGAATACCTCAATGATATTTTATATTTTTCCAACACTGAAGGTAGACACCAAATATGGGGCGGAGATTTAAATAGACAAACCGATGATCCTACATTTGTTAGTAATACTACATATCAAAATTTAGGTAATATGACAGTAAGTTTTAGTGCTGGTAGTCTTTATGAGATAGAAATATATGGTAGATTAACTGCCGGTGCAGGTGGCGCTAAACTAAGAATAGTTAATTCAGGGGGTACTTATACTAGAATTGATTTGAACACTCAATATACAGTAAATGGGGCCGCATCTTCAGTAGTATTAACTACAGGTGGAGGTACTTTTGCGGCCAATGAATTTGCATCTAATACTACCGGTGTTGCAATATATCAAATAAAAGGGATTTTAGAAGTTGCGACAGATGCGACGATATGGGTTCAAGGAGCGGCAAACAGTGTAAATGCTGCGACCACACAATTTTGGAGAAATAGTTTTATAAAAATCACAAATTTAAGTTAATAATTATGGCAAAAGAAATACAACTAAACGGAACACAAAATGTAACTGTTGTTACAAGAGAAGAAGTAATTATTGAGACAAATAGGCTTAATATCATATCAATAACTGATGACGGTAAAAAAGTTTACTGTAAAGTGTCATTTTTTCACACGTCAGGTTTAAAAAGAGATTTAATATTGTGGGAAGGACAAGAATATCTAAACATTGGTAATTGGACAGATCTTGATGTTGAAAATAGAGTAAAAGAACTTTTAAACGTAACTTAATTATTTTTTTTTTTATTTAGTTTATTATATTTTTTCTATATGGAAAAATATGAAAAATCTTATGTTTTTTATGCTACAGAATCTTATTTTGATATTGCAAAAAAATCAATTGAGTCGGTAAGAAATTATTCCGATTTACCAATTTATCTTTATTTATTAAATTCAGATTTAAAATTAGATCTTGAAAATGTTTTCACAATCAGATGGAATTGTGATATAACAATTGATGATAATATGTATGAAGTTTTTGAAAATAAAAACTTTTACATAAATAGAAGAAATAAAAACATGTACAATCTTCTAATTCAAAGACCTTCAATTGTTAAACACTGTCTTGAATATTACTCAAATACTGTTTGTTATATTGATTGTGACTCAATTGCGACTCCTTATGTTGATAAAATATTTGATTTTTTTGATCCATCCTCCACATACCCCTATTTTACGCAAGGTGTTTACGAATATTTAAATTTTTATGAAAGAGGTGGATTACCAATTGATGAAGAATCAACAAATACTGTGGAATATAATTTATGTCAGTTGTTAAATACAGATCAAAAAAATAGAAACACATATAGACAAACAGGATATTTTGTTTCAAATAAAAATTGCATTTCATTTTTAAATGAATGGATAGAAACCTGCAATCACCCAAAGATTTTAGAAAACCCTGAGTATTATGCGCCCTTTCACGAAGAAACAGTTATGAATGTTTTACTTTGGAAAAATAACTTTCAAAAAGGTCTTCCTTACATTTATGTTAATGGATCAATAGAAAGAGTTGATGAAATATATAATAAAATAAAATTTAATGGAGAAGATAATCTCGTATCAGATCTATATAAAATTCCTAAAACAAAAGAAACCCTTTTATTTTTTCATGGAGAAAAAAGAATTAACGTTATGGAACAAATGATAAAAAGTATTGAAAAAAATTATAAAACAAAAATCTTGTTTTTAGCCCCTCACCTATCCACAGGAGGTATGCCATCATTTTTACTTAAAAGAATTGAAGAACTTTTAAAATTTGAAAAGGATATTGAAATATTTGTTTGTGAGTATTCTTTTTATGGTGATGCGTATGTGGTACAAAGAAATAAAATAATAGATCTAATTGGAAAAGATCACTTTTTTGAACTTGGATCAAATAAAGATAATTTATTAAATATTATAAAAGAAAATAATATTGATATTTTACACATTGACGAAAATGTAGAAATGTTAAATGAACCAATGTCTGAGTTAACATTAAGACAACTATATTCTGATGATAGGTCTTGGAGAATAATTGAAACTTGTCATAATACTTGGTTTGATGCAAATAATAATAAAAGGTATAATCCTGATGGTTATATATTTTGTACTCCTTGGCATAAAGAAAATACCTACTCAACATTATCTTCACCAAACACAACAATAGAGTTTCCAATAGAAAATAAAGTCCCTACAACTGATCAAAAAGAAGAAACAAAAAAATTATTAGGATTTGATCTTGATAAAATCAATGTAGTAAATGTTGGGTTATGGACAAGAGGAAAAAATCAAGGTGAGATGGTTGAAGTTGCAAAACTTTTAGAAAAAACAAACCCTGAAATTATATTTCATTTTATTGGAAACCAAGCAGTTAATTTTCAAGATTATTGGGAACCGATAATGTCTGACATCCCATCAAATGTTAGAATATGGGGAGAAAGAAATGATGTTGAATTATTTTTGACGGCAGCAGATCTTATGATGTTTAATTCAACATTGGAGTGTAATCCCCTGGTTGTAAAAGAATCAATTTCACACGGACTCAAAATTATTGCAAGACCATTGGATCAATATATGGGAATTTATGATGATTATATTTTTCCAATTAAAAATAATAATGTAAATGATATTAAAGACATACTTTTAGAAGTTATAAATTCTGATAACAAATATGGTCATGTTTATTACTACGAAGACCAATTTTCAAAAAAACATATGGAATTTTATAAAAAGGTTTTATTGGATAAACCTATGAATCAAATAAAAAAACAAAATAATATTCAAATAATACATCATTTTGTTGAAAATCCTTTTATTGAAATTAGAGGAGAAAGTAATTCAAATTATATAATTAAAGTATATGATGAAACGGATCTTTGTATTTATCAAAACACAATTAAGTCAAACCATTGGGTTAAATTACATAGACAATATTACACAAAATGGAGAACTGAAATATATGAAGATGGTAATTTAATTTATAATGAAACATTAAACTTAAAAGATAAAAGAGTTTATATTTCTTTTGAAAGTAGATCGTTAGGTGATACCTTATCTTGGATGCCATATGTTGAAGAGTTTAGAAAAACTCACGAATGTAAAGTTATCCTTTCAACGTTTTTAAATGATTTATTATCTGATGAATACCCTGAAATTGAATTTGTAAAACCGACAACAGTTATAAATAATTTATACGCTCTTTATAGAATAGGATGGTTTTACACACCAGAAGGAAAAGTTGATACTAGTAGACATCCGTATGATCCAAAATCACAACCCCTTCAAAAAACTGCGTCTGATATATTAGGATTAGAATTTAAAGAAATAAAACCAAAGTTAAAATATCCAAATCTTACAAAAAAGAAAAAGGTGGGTATTGGGATTCACGGAACCACACAATCAAAGTATTGGAATAACCCTGATGGTTGGCAAGAAGTTGTTAATTATTTAACTTGGGAAGGTTATGAAGTTGTAATATATTCAAAAGAAGAAAATGGGTATATGGGAAATCATCATCCATATGGTGCAACAAAATTTAAAGAAGGTTCATTAAAAAATCTTATTTATGATATGGCAACTTGTGAATTTTTCATTGGTATTGGATCAGGACTTTCTTGGCTTGCTTGGTCTATTGATTTACCTGTTGTTTTAATTTCAGGGTTTAGTCATAAATGGACTGAAACACAAACAAATACTTATCGTGTTATAAATGAAAATGTTTGCCACGGATGTTTTAATATGTGTCGATTGGATGCGGGTGATTGGAATTGGTGTCCGATGTTAAAAGACACTAACAGGATGTTTGAATGTACAAAATCAATAACATCCGATATGGTGATAAAACAGATAAAAAAAATAAAGGAGAATAGTTTAGAACTATCCTCCTTTTAATTGGTGGAGAAGCGGGGCTCCGACTCCCCGGTCCAGCTCGTTTTGTCTAACAGACACCTACACGCTTAGGTTGGTATTTTCTAATACCCCAAAATAGATAGTTTTTTCAAATCCGAACTAACAAACAGATATAGTCAAATAACCCCCTGACTATTAGGGGTTTGTTTCTTTTCGGGTAGAAACCACACCTTTGTAGGGACTTCTGTTGCTAGGTTATATGTCCACCGACCCCCCGTTTCCGTACTTATCTTAAGCTACAGTAACTTCTTGAGTTGAGATTAGTCCCAAAGTCTCAAGGTTGTTTAGCACATTGCCAATTGTTTTGTGAATCAGTTTTTAACGAGATTAATTCAGTCCCGACGTGCTTCTATTATTCAACCAACGCCTGTCAAATCCAATACTTCCCCATATATCTTAAATGACACTTATCAAAGAACTCTTTTGTAAAGATAATACATTTATTTTAAATAACAAATATATTTATATAAATATGATAAGAAAAAAATTTATATTTGAAAATGAAGAAAAAGTGGAAGAAAAAAACGACTTTCAAAAAATTCTTGATTTGAATAAAAAAAGAGTTCATCCCTATGAGGTTGAATTTGTTGATTCAAAAGGAAACGATTATTCAAAATTTATTGAAATAACCCAAAGCGGTATTTTATTTACTTTTGATGGGTTAAAAGATTATTTGGGATTCTTTTTTCCTAATACATACGGTGAGGAGAACTCCGATGGTGAATATGAAGCGGGATATTATGAATCAATGTATAATAACAATTGGGACTATTATAGTGATTTTTCAGATAGAAACTATGATGACTGGTCTGAAGGTTATATCACCGAATCTTTAATACAAAACCATTTAATGTTGGTTAAAGAACTTGCAAAATTAATTTCTCCCACAACATTTAGTTTAATAAAAAAAAATGATAAAACAGGTAAGTACGATTTAAAATCAGGTGAGGATGTAATAAAAGTAACCGCATTTTTAGAAACTCTTCAATTATCTGATCGTTTGACAGAGATATATACAGAGGCTCAAGTTGAAGCAGTAACAGACGCAGTGAAAGATGGAATTAGTGATACATACTGCGATTGTTTAAAAGAATTTGGTATTGAAAGATATTCAACAAAATATTGCTTTTGGAAATATGAACTTGATTGGGGATCAGCAATTTTACTTTTTGCAAGATTTGGAACCGAGAATGATAAACTTTTAGATTTATTATTTTATGCCATTGAAAAAAGTCCAAATATAAGACATCTTCCTGAATATTATGAACTACAATATAATTTTTGGGATAACGAAAAATTTGACTCTATTTGGGTTAGTAAAGTTGAAAAATTATTAGAGGATAAACTTGAAGAAATTTTATATGATGATGATTTAAAAAATGATCATTATGAGGTATTAAGTAAAGTGTCGGAACTAGGAGGTATTGGAAGATGGTTATATACTAAAGATAAAAAATACCAAATACAAATAATGTATGTTGATGACTCAAATAAAATAAGTTATAGAATTAGAAAAACAGGAGGTTATCAGTTTAATAGTGGAAAAACAGACATAGATACGTTAGTTAATATGTTTTATAATCATTTTCTATTTGATCCTTTAAGTGAAGGATTACATATTAAGTAATCTATTTTTAATTATTTCATATAGATCTGGTAAATCTTCATCAGAAACAAAAAACGGTACCCCATCAATAGCATCAACCAAATATAAACCATCCTCATCTTCAACAACATCCATAGTTTGAAGTTGATATGTTTCTTCTTCATACTCATCATCTTGAAACTGCAAAAGTGAATTCATTACGGTTTGAGAATTATAAACAAGAGGTTTATATTCATATTTATATTTTTTAAGTCCCAAAGTTTCAACCATATTTTTTCCAATATTAATTGCATCTTCAACATCTTTAATTGAAATAAATTCTTGAGATGAGTGCATGTTATAGTACCCACAAGACATATTAATACAACATACGTCCGATTTCTTTTTTAATTGAGAAATATCAGTATATGGGTGTGATTGGATAAGTACTTCCCCACCAAAACCGTTCTCAATAAGAGGTAATGTTTTTTGAAAAAACTCACTTTCTCTTTCAAAAAGTTGAACTCCCGAGCAAATTTCGGTAATTAAATGATTTCCTGGCGCATCATACTGAGTAATATAAGCAACATCTTTCAAAAACGATACGTCACAATTGCTAGATCCGTGACAACCAGTTTCTTCAGAAACAAAAAGACCTATTTTTACTTTATCTAAACTTTTTAAAAGTTCAAGGCAAATAAAAATACCACATTTGTCATCACCACCAATTCCAGTTGGATTTCCATCTTCGGTGTATGCCTTTAAACACAAAACCTCTTGATCATCAAATTTTTTCCCAAAAGTATGTGGTCTAGAAAGATTTTCTTCTTTTACAATAATTTTATCTACTTTTTGGTGAACGGTGTCAGTATGTGCAATAAACATTGGGTAGAACTCTCCTTCGGAAAGTTCACCCTTTGTTGCATATATATTCATCATTTTGTCCCTGTAATAAGAAACACCTGGTATTCCATCAAGTTCATTACAAACAAATTCTACCATATCTTCTTCTTGATATGTTTTTGAAGAAACTGATAGTAGATCCTTGAACTTTTCTAAATTTGTCATAATATTTGTTTTAAACAAATATAAGAATTTTTTCAACAATTACAAAAAAATAATACTATTTTGTTTTTCTTTTTGTTGGTTTTTTAACCTTAACTTCTGTTTTATTATCTTTTTCGTTAAACGATAAAATGAACTTTGATCCTTTTTCTGGATTATCGGTTAGAATTTTTTCGGTAATGGCATCATCAATCCATTTTTGAACTGTCCTTTTCAGAATTCTTGCCCCAAATCTTTCATCAGTACCTACTTTAGTCAAATGTGCCTTTAAATCATCATTAATTACCGACTCATACCCAATCTCTTTAAGTTTTTTATGGAATTTTGCAAGTTCTAAATCAACAATTTGCAGTAAATCATTTTCATTTAGATCTTTGAAGTAAATAATCTCATCAAAACGATTTATAAATTCAGGAACGAATTTTTTGAATAATTCTTTTTCTAAAAGTGATTTAATATCATCGTTTTTTGATTCTACTTTTGTCTGAGTTGAAAACCCTACTCCACTTCCAAATTGTTGTACTACTCTTGTACCGACATTTGATGTCATAAGGATTATCGTGTTTTTAAAATTGATTTTTCTTCCGTGTCCGTCAGTTAAAAATCCTTCATCTAACATTTGTAAAAATACGTTAAAAATTTCAGGATGTGCTTTTTCTATCTCGTCTAATAAAATAACGCAGTATGGTTTGTTTTTAACTTTATTTAAAAACGGAGATCCATCTTCATAACCAACATATCCTGGTGATGTACCTGTAAGTTTTGAAGATGCGATTTTATCTGAAAATTCACTCATATCTAATCTGATAAGTGCGTCTTCGCTGTTGAACATATATTTTGCAAGTTGTTTTGCAAGCTCTGTTTTACCAACACCTGAATTTCCGATTAGTAATCCACTAAATATTGGTTTTTTAGGATCATTAAGTCCCACTTTATTTCTTTGTATTGCTCTTGAAATTTTGGAAACTGCATCATCTTGTCCTATTACATTTTTTGTAAGATTTTCTTTTAACTCTTTTAATTGCTCTGTCTCATCAATTGAAAATTTACTAATTGGAATTTTAGTCATAAGTGAAACGACATCATAAATAATATCTTCAGTTATTTCTTTTTTATTTTCTGATTGCTCCTTTTCAAATTTAGCCTTTTCTGTTTGCAAACTTTCAATAATACGTCTTTCTTTATCTCTAAGACTGGCAGCCTCCTCATATCTTTGACTTTGTATTACTTTAATTTTGTCTTCTTTGATCTTTTGAGCCTCCCTTTTTAGAATTTCAATTTCCTCTGGAAGCTTAACCTCTACTTGTGCTCTTGCTCCCACCTCATCAATAATATCAAATGCTTTATCAGGGAATTCACGATCAGTAATAAAACGATCAGCGAGTTCAACACACAATTTTAAAATTTCGTCTGTGTAGATAACTTTATGATGTTTTTCATATCTGAATTTAGATTGTCTTAAAATTTGAAAAGTCTCTTCTTTTGTTGCAGAATCAACTACTATCTTTTGGAACCTTCTCTCAAGGGCGCCATCCTTTTCAATATTTTTTCTATATTCCTCAAGTGTGGTTGCCCCAATACATTGAAGTTCCCCTCTTGAAAGTGCCGGCTTGAAGATGTTTGATGCGTCCATAGTACCGGATGAGTTTCCTGCTCCGATTATTGTGTGAATCTCATCAATAAAAACAATGATATCTGGATTATTATAAAGTTCTTCTAAGATTACTTTTAATCTTTCTTCAAACTGTCCTCTGTACTTTGTTCCTGCAACAACAGATGTCATATCTAATGATACTATTCTTTTGTTTGAAAGGTTTTGTGGGCAATCCCCCTCAAAAATCTTTCTTGCTAACCCCTCAACAATCGCAGTTTTACCACATCCAGGTTCTCCGATTACTATTGGATTATTCTTTTTTCTTCTTGATAGAATTTGTGCAATTCTATTTATTTCATCGTCCCTACCAATAACTGGATCCAATTTACCCTCCTCTGCTAATTTTATTAGATCTCTTGAAAAATTATCAAGTACGGGTGTTTTTGTTGGGTTATCCGATTTGTTACTTTTTGGTTTTTCGTTACCGTCTGCAGATTCTATCATCCCCTTTTTCTTATTTTGTTTATTTACAATGTAAATTTAACCATAAAATAAAAATATATCAATTATAAATTAGTATTTTGTCATATTGACATACTAAACTGACAATTTGTCATATTTTATTATTTTTTAAATATATTTTATAGTTTGGCATTTTTTTTATAAATAGAACAACAAAATAAACTTTTAAAAAATTAATTTATGTTTTCTGATTTTGACAAATTATTTAATGAATTTGAAAAAATGATGTTTAACCCTTCATATGGGAAAAGAAGAACCTACAAAGGTGATGATGGATTGTATCATATTACAACATATTACAATCGTAATAAACCAACTACTGAAGATAAAATTGAGTATTTAAAATCGGAACTTGAAAGGTCTGTAGAAATGCAAGATTTTGAAACGGCGGTAAAATTAAGAGATCAAATTAAAAATTTAGAATCTAATAAAGATTCAATTGACAAATTAAATCTTGAATTGGAAGAATCTATTAAAAACCAAGATTTTGAAAAATGTATAGAAATAAGGGATAAGATAAAATCCTTAAAATAATTTGATCATATAAAAACCTCTCCGGAGGTTTTTTTGTTTTAAGTGTTGATGAAAAAACTGAAAAACCATACTCTAACAAATATGCTAGAGTTTTAGGTAAGGGTAATGTAAAATTATTTAAACAAGGATCAAATGCAGGATACACCCAAGTGGAAAGTCCTATATATTATTGGTCTTTATAAAATCAAAAATCGTTTTGTATTCATCAAATAGTATTCCTGTTTTAAACACATCATTAAGAGTACAAAATTGAACAATAATTGACTCGTTATCACCGTCTACGACCTCAACCCATATATCTCTGATATATTTCCGATCTGTTTTATAATCCAAAAGATAGACTTTATATTCACCCTTACTAAAAGTATAATTGATAGTTTCGTTAAAGATTCTTATACCAAAAGTATCAATAGATAAAGGAATAAAAAAAACTTTATTTAAATCACTATCATCTGCGCAATATTCACCAAACAATGGGGATAAATTTTTAAAACTGATTTCGTTAGTATCTACTTGAGAAAAACCAACAAAAGACATTAAAAATAAAACAAAAAAAACTACAAGATTCTTCATAAGACTTTTAATATAAATATTTCTACAAATATACATAAAATATTTAATTATACGACAAATATAATACATTTATTTTAAACTGCAAAATATTTATCACTATGGAATCATGGAAAAAATTTGCGGAAACTTTGGAAATAACAAAAGAGTTAGAAGAGACTTATTTCAAAATTAGAGAAGTTTTCCAAAGAGAAGGGTGGACACAAAAGGATATTGAAAAACCTCCATATTATCCTCAAGATTTAATGTTTTTACACCAAAAATTCCAACCATTGGTTCGGGAAGTTGGTAGAACAATTAGAGATTATGGTTTTGTTGTTGACGGGGACGACGTTCATTATTACATTATGGATAAACTTCGTCAAATAGATGACATAACCCCATTATATTAATAATTATGGCAATAAAAAGAACAACAATAGAAGGGACAAAAATTATTTGTGAAATTGAGTCCAGTAATTTGGTTTCAACTGAGTATGATACGGAAACAAAAAAAATGATATCAGAATTTAAAAATGGAATGAAGTACGAATATGATGAGGTACCTCATAATGTGTATGCTCAGTTTAGATTATCCGAATCTCAGGGTAAATTTTTTAATACTCAGATATCTAAAAAGTTCAATTATAAAAAACTATAACTTTATTTCGCTTCTAAATATTTATATGTTATGGAGCTTAAAAAAATCATTAATAGTTTTTATCTAAAAGACGAATTAAATCCAACCATTTGGGATACCCCCGAAGAACCGACCAATGCCAAACTAAAAGAAGGTATTAGAGACAGAATCTTAAAAATTGCAAATATTTTTATTGATTACTTAGATGTTGATGCGTTTGTTCAAGACATTATTTTTATTGGGTCATTGACTGGATATAATTGGTCTGAATTTTCAGATTTTGATATACATATTGTTTATGATTTTGAGGATTTTGGAGATAAAAAAAATCTATATATAGAATTATTTGATTTGAAAAAAACACTATTTAATTCTCAACATGATATAACGATAAAAGGTTTTGATGTTGAACTTTTTGTTGAGGATCAAAAATCTGGAAATAATTCTGCCGGAGAGTTTTCTATTATGAATAATAAATGGAATAGAATCCCGAAAGAAGAATCTTTTGAATTAGATGACAAAAAAATAAAAGAAAAATCTAAGCAATGGATGGACATTATTGATGGGGCGATTGAAAATGCTAAAGACGAACCTCTTGAAGATGCAATGGAATTGATCTCAAAATATAAAAATAAATTAAAAAAATATAGGATCTGTGGTTTAGAATCTGGAGGAGAGTACTCATACGAAAATATGGTATTTAAGGTATTGAGAAGAAATGGTTATTTAGGTAAGTTGATGGATTTTAAAAATGATTATATGGATAAAAATCTTTCATTAGAACAAGAAAATAATGAATAATTTGAAAAATACAAACTAACAATATATTTATATATAAAAAATTATGCCAACGACAGCTTGCACAAACAATTATTATACAACGGTGGTTGTGGGTTATGTACCTGGTAGTGGTACATCCACAGGTAATGTTGTGATATTTAATACACCTCCAGCAGAATGGACGGATAGTAATCTAAACCAATCAAAACAGTGTAATACGGTTGAACTTGGGGGATTTAAAGGACTAAACAGTTAAAAATAAAAATAAATAAAATGGGAGATTTGAGACCTTTAGGAAGTGAAAAATTACAAGGAATGGATAAAATAAAAAGGATCCTTGAAATTGCACAATATAAAGAAACACCAAAACACGAAAATAATAATCTAGAAACATTAGATTATACTATTAGATTGGCGGATGGCAATGCTTATGGTATTGTTAAAGAAAGAAATGGTTATATCATTAAAAAAGGTTTGAATGAGTCCTCTTTGGACTACAGCGAACCAATGAAACAAAGAAAATATTATCGTTCGTATTCAGAAGCAATGAAAAAATTAAATCTAATTGCGTCAGAAATGAACCGACTTCACGAAAACAATGAAGAGATTCCTTTAATTGGTGAACAAAAAAAAAGATTTGTACTAAAAGGACCTAAAAAAGAGACTCCTGCACCTGAACCAGTTGCAGAACTCCCAACACCTCCACCGGCACCTGAAGCGACTGACCTTCCACCTGCCTCTGATGAACTTACAGATATGCCAACACCACCATCTGATGATATGGGTATGGATGATGCAGGATTACCATCTGATGATATGGGTACAGAAGAAGGAGGAATGGATTTACCATCTGATGATATGGGTATGGATGACGAAGAAATGCCTGAAGATGATGAAGGTGATGAGGAAGAAGGTCCAATGGGTCTTAAGTCAATTCAAAAACTTACAGGTAAATTAAGTCAAAAAATTAGATCTTTTGATAAAGATCAAGGTATGGATTCTCAAGACATTAAATACGTTTTAAATTCTATTATTTCTGCAATTGATTTATCAAATCTTGATGAGGAAGATAAGGAAGATATTTTAGATAAATTAGATTCTACTGAAGAAGGTGATTACGGAATGGGTGATGATGTTGATATGTCATCAGAAGATGAGTTTGAAACTAGTTTTGGTGATGAAGATATGGATTTACCATCTGATGAAATGGATATGGGTGATGAATCTGAACCAAAACCAGCAGAAGAAAAAGAAGGATACCACCATATGATGGATTCTGTTTTTGGAGAATCAAAAGTAGAAAAAGTTTTATCAAAATATTTCAAAATTGACGAAAAAGAAAAAACAATTTTAGAAGAAAAAAGAAAAAGAAATTTTCTTAAAGAAAAAGTTAGAAAACTTAACGTAAAAGAAGAGATCATTTCTATGAGTGAATCTTTAGAACAAAAAGTAACCGCACTATATGTATTAAACGAAAATAAAGGAGCTAAGTTTATTGGTAAAACTAATAAAGAAAATTTAGTATTTACAGTTGATGGTAAACAAGTTAAAGTAACACCAAGAGGAAAGATTGTATGAAACTTGTTTATGTAAACGAATTAGGTCCAAATTATAAAGGAGATAACATATATGAATTTATTTTCTCTGATTTGGATGATGTTTGGGGGGAAGAATGGGATTCGGAACCGGCAGCGGGAAAACCACTACCACCAAATATTGAATACATAAAAAAAGTTGGAATATTAAAAACTTCAGATATAGGGTTAATATTAGTTCAAAATTCTGATTTTTTCTCTGTATATGATGCAACCGATGGTGTTGTGTCATTAGCATGGGAAGATTCAAATTCTGAGTTTGTAATTGACATGAAATATAAAAGATTGGTTTTTCAATACGGAGATACAATTCAAAGTGTTGAAGATAAATTATACGAAAGAGATATCGTATTAAACTGGGAAAAAAATTTAGTGTTAGATGGAAAAGAATAATTTTAAAGTAATTGGTCTTCTAAAAGAAGGTATTAGTTTTGAAACAATTAAAAAACTAGATGAAAGTCAGATTTCTGCACTTTATAAAAGAATTATTAACGAAAAAACTAGTAAATCTGAACCTAAAGAAGAAGTGACTAAAACCATTAAACAATATAATTTAGGTGATAAGTCCGATAAAGATAAATTTTTAGATGCCAGTAAAAACGTTACAGATAAAAATAAAGTAAATTTTGACCCTTCAACTGACACAGCAACTGTTGGTGAGGGTGAAGTAACGGAAAAATCTGTTTCTAAAAAACAACACGGTTTAATGGGTGCTGCTTACTCAGTTGAAAAAGGAGAAAAAGAATTAAAAGATATCCCTAAAAGTTATAGAAACAAAGTTAAAAAAGTTGTTGATTCAATGTCTAAAAAACAAGTAAAGGATTTCGCTAAAACTAAAACAAGTAAATTACCTGAAAAAGTTGAGACTAAAGATGTTGATGATGTGAAAAAACTTGAGGAAAGTATTTTACGATTAGTTCAAAAACACACCCCTCCTACTTTAACTAAATCTGAACTTATAAAATTAATTTCAAAAAAATAACTCATAGTGAATGTCGTTAACAAGAGAACAGGTTTTACTAGAGTATGCTAAATGCGTAAATGACACACCATACGCACTTAAAACATATTTACAAACCTACGACAACACACAATCAAAATACGTCCCTTTAGAGTTATTTAATGATCAGGTTACGTTAGTAAAAGATTATGACGTATCTGAAGAAAATATTGCATTAAAATATCGTCAGGCCGGGGTTTCTACTGTAACTTCTGCTTGGGCTTCTAAAAGATTGGTATTTGCCCGTAAAGAAAAACCTGAAAAAATTCTAATCATTGCAAACAAACTTGACACTGCCATGGAGATGGCAAATAAAGTAAGGGCGTTTGTAGATCAATGGCCTTCTTGGCTTGGGGTTAAGTTTTCAAATGAAAAAAACTCACAAAGACACTTTAAATTAACTAATGGGTGTGAAGTAAAGGCAGTTGCAACATCAAAAGATGCACTTCGTGGATATACCCCAACTATTCTTATTTTTGATGAGGCAGCATATATTGATGCTGACGAAGATTTTTGGTCAGCATGTATGGCGTCCCTTTCAACAGGAGGTAAAGTAATTGTTATTTCAACACCAAACGGATTTGATCCAATTTATTATTCAATATATAGCCAAGCAATAAAAGGGATGAATGACTTTACCATTACTGAAATGTATTGGTGGAGAGATCCAAGATATTCAAAAGACTTAAAACTAATTAAATGTAATGATATAGTTCATTACATGCTTAATAGATCTGATTATAAAGACGATGAGATCACACTTGACTATTCAGAAGTCAAAGTAAAAGACCGTGATTTTGAAGATCTTAAAGTAAAATTAGAAACAGGTTACAAAGCATATAGTTCTTGGTTTGAATCCATGGCTAAAAAACTAAAATTTGATAAAAGAAAAATATCACAAGAACTTGAATGTAACTTTTTGGGTTCGGGGGATAACGTAATCCCACCTGAAACAATGAAAAGAATTAAAGATAATGACTTGAAAGAACCCGAAAATAAATTTATGGGTGGTGTATTATGGCAATGGAAAGAACCTGTAATGGATCACAAATATATTTTGGGTATGGACGTTTCAAGAGGTGATAGTGAGGATTTTACGACCTTTACTATAATTGATTTTGATGAAAGAGAACAAGTATTAGAGTACATTGCAAAGGTTCCGCCAGATGTTGTTGCAGAAATCGCTTATAAATGGGGAACTATGTATAATGCCCTTATAATCACGGATATTACCGGAGGTATGGGAGTTGCCACATCAAGAAAACTTCAAGAACTTGGGTATAAAAACTTATATGTTGATGGGGTGAATCCTGGTGATAAATGGAAATGGGATCCCAAAATAAATGAGAAAATTCCGGGTATTAACTTTAACTCTAAAAGGGTTCAAATAGTTGCATCATTTGAAGAAGCATTAAGACATAATTTTAAAGTTAGATCACAAAGATTATTTAACGAATTAAACACTTTTGTTTATGTTAATGGAAGACCAGATCACCAAAAAGGACAACACGATGATTTGATTATGGCTATGGCAATGGCTATTTATGTTGGTGAGACTTCTTTTGCGAAACTTGAAAAGGTTACAGAACAAACAAAGGCAATGTTAAATGCTTGGGAGGTTCAAACAACGGAACATAGGTCAATATCAACTAATTATAATCCGGGAATTCCAAATATGGATCATTTAAATCAAAGTTTGGGATTGCACACACCAACCAAAAGTGATTATGAAAACTATTTATGGTTATTCGGTAAAAGCAAAAGGTAATATTTAATTTTGCCAAAAACAAATTATTTTTAAAAGAAAAAGAAATGTCACAAGAAAAACTAACAGTATGGCAGAGGATAAGTAAAGTATTTGGACCAAATTCTACTTTGGACCAACAATCACCTGTATTTAAATTTGATAAGCAAGAATTATTAAAAACTCCTGATAAGCAAGAATACGAAAGAGAAAAGTTGGAAGCCCAACAAACAATGTATCTTGGAAAACAATGGCAAAAAGTAGAAAGCAATCTATATCAACAAGCAGTTTATTATGAACCAACAAGATTGGCGTCATATTATGATTACGAATCGATGGAGTATACACCCGAAATTTCGGCGTCCTTAGACATTTATGCTGAAGAATCAACAACACCAAATGAAGATGGATATATTTTACAAATTTATTCAGAGTCAAAAAGAATAAAATCGGTATTGGCCGATCTTTTTAATAATAAGTTAGATATTAATTCTAACTTACCTATGTGGACAAGAAATACTTGTAAGTTTGGTGACAATTTTCTTTATTTAAAATTAGATCCTGAAAAAGGGATTGTTGGTTGCCAACAATTACCAAATATTCAAATTGAAAGATTAGAAAAGGGGATGAAATTCCAACCTGACAAGTATTCCCAAGAAATGGAAAACGATGCGTTAAAATTCACTTGGAAAGAAAAAAATATTGAATTTAATACTTGGGAAATTGCTCACTTTAGATTATTAGGTGACGATAGAAAACTACCTTATGGTACATCAATGCTTGAAAAGGCGAGACGTATATGGAAACAACTTCTTTTATGTGAGGACGCAATGTTGATCTACAGAACATCAAGAGCACCTGAAAGAAGGGTGTTTAAAGTATTTGTGGGTAATATGGATGATAAGGATGTTGATGCGTACGTACAAAGAGTTGCAAGTAAATTTAAAAGAGATCAAATTGTTGACGGAAAAACAGGTAATGTAGATATGAGATATAACCAAATGGCGGTAGACCAAGATTATTTTATCCCTGTAAGGGATGCAACGGCAACAATGCCAATTGAAACATTAGCAGGTGCTCAAAACCTATCTGAAATTGCAGATATTGAATATATCCAAAAGAAACTTGTTACTGCACTTAGAATACCAAAAGCATATCTTGGTTTTGAAGAGGCTGTTGGTGATGGTAAAAATTTATCACTTTTAGATATACGTTTTGCAAGAACAATAAATAGAATACAAAAATGTATGATTGCTGAGTTAAATAAAATTGCGATTATCCATTTATTTTTATTAGGTTTTGAGGATGAGTTACAAAATTTCACATTAGGACTTACAAACCCGTCTAAACAAGCGGATCTTCTTTCGGTTGAGGTATGGAAAGAAAAAATACTTCTTTATAAAGATGCGGTTGCGGCAATTCAAGATAGTGTTGCACCGGTTTCTGCATCTTGGGCTAAAAAACACATTTTAGGGTTCTCAGACGAAGAGATTAGATTAGATCTACAACAACAAAGGATTGAAAGAGCGGTAGCATCTGAACTAACAAACACTGCTCAAGTGATTGTCTCAACGGGGATATTTGACACTGTAGATAAACTTTACGGTAAAAAAGAAGGGGAACCGGCACCTGCAGGTGGTGAAGAGGCTGGCGGAGGACCACCTGATATGGGAGGTTTAGGTGATATGGGAGGTTTAGGTGATATGGGCGGAGGAGCACCACCACCCCCACCAGCAGGAGGAGAACCTGGAGTAACTCCTGAATCTTTTAATAAAAATGATTTGAATTTAATATTAGAAGACAAATTATTTACCGAGTTAGACGTGATGGATTTGTCAAAAGGAAAAAACGCTTTAGTTGAAATTGATGATAGAATTAAAGAGTTTTTAAAATAAGAGATATTTATATAAAAAAAAGATATGAATACTTTTGGAACAATTAAAACAAAAATAGAAAATGCTTCTGCTGAGGTGTATAATACTAATCAGTTTAAAACATTTATGAAAGAATTAAAATCTCATATTTTGGAAAACAAAGATATGAGTGAAATATATTACCTATATGATGATCTTTCAACAAATAAAGGTTTAAACAATGACATAGCTGAAGATTATGTAAATGAATCAATTGAATATTTGCAAGTTTTAATTGAATCAAATGATAAAAAAATAAATTTAATTGATCGTTGGGTTTCAAACTATACTGAATCAAAATCTAACAACTATAAAGATATTGATACAACCGTATATGAAAAATCTATTAAATCATTAAAGAATGTTTTAGAATCAAAAAATAATATTAAATCTATCATTAAAACATCTTCAAAAACTGAAGTAGTTAAGGAATCTGTTAATTTACCACTATCATCTATGGTAAAAATTGCAACAACAACATTTAATAAAAAATATGAAAATATTAGTGAAGAAGATAAATCAAAATTAAAAGAACTAATATCATTATCTCAGGATGATGTTAAAGAAAAAATAGAATCTTTAAAAGAAGAAATTAATTCAAAATTAAATAAGTCATTAAATGAATCTACTGATACTGATTTAAAAAATACATTATCAAAAACAATTGAAAAAATTAATTCCTCAAAATCGGATCTTTACAATTTGTTTAAATTGCAAGAATTAAATCAAGGACTATGAAAAAGAAAAAATACTTTTTTGGTTGGGAAAATATTAAATGGTTTTTAAAGGAAGTACTTAATATGTATTCTCCGACAAAATCATACTTTTCTAAAAAAAGATTAGAATCTGGTTTTGCATTTATCATAGGACAATGGGGGATGATCTTTTTTTTACTTAAAAAATACAATACATTATCTATGACAGATTTTGTTATGTGGGTTGCAGTGGAAATGGCTATTGCTGGATATATGGTCCACCAAATTCAAAAAGAGAAAAAAGAAGTTTAATAAAATTAACTTCTAACTTTTTGTAAATACTTAGCCTTTTTAACCTGAGCTCTTTTCTTAACTGATGGCTTTTTAAACTCCTGACGATTTCTTAAAATCTCATTTTGTTTTGACTTATAAACTTTGAATTTATAAGTTTTAAGGGCCGACTCCAGAGAGTTTGCATTTTTTACTTCTACTATAATCATAAATTTAAGGAAATTATTGATATAAATATATCAACATACCTGCAAAAATACTTAATTTTTTGACAAGTCGTAATTTTTTTTTATATTTTAATTAAAATAAACCTGAAAGGTATGAAAAATGAAAAAAGGAAAAACGTCAAAATTAAACATCTTGAAAGATGCAAAATGTCATTATGGAACAGTAGATTCCAAAGTTTTTAAATCACTCTACATTGTAATTCAAACGTGGGTTGAACCAAAAGATGAATATGAAAATTGGAATAGAATCACAGGACAAATAAAAAGACAAATACAACACACACTGCTTGAGGTTACGGATAACTCATTATTTGATAAAAAACAAATAGTTGATTTAGATCTAAGAACAAGTGGAATCCAAAAAAATAAAAGAAGTTTTTTAAATCTTGAAATCACCCTATATTTAAACAAAGAAAACTTAGATTTTAAATCAATTTATTTAAGGGAAAAAATTAAGTTAATGATAAATAGTATTTACACAGACGACTTAAAAAATTCAAAGTATTTTACATTAAGCAAAACAAAAGATAAAGAATTGGTACTAATGTGATATTTATCTTAAAAAGATTATGAAAATACTAGGACCTAATGAATTTGGTAAGGGGATTCTTATTGAACATGACGCCGGAATAATAAATCCAAATGATAAAAGAAATTTTAGCGTTATTGAAGAATCTTACGGACAATTAGATCATTCAAAACCATTTGAATTTTATGCGACTTTACAAAAGTACGGTGTACCAAATAGAAATGGTAGAATTTATCCTGAAAAAATATTAAGAAGAGAATCTGACAGATATAATGAAATGATAAATAAAGGTTTATCTATTTCAGAGTTGAATCACCCTGAATCTTCTTTAATTGACTTGGATCGTGTATCACACCTTATTACAAAAATATGGTGGGAAGACAATGTACTTGTTGGAAAAATTAGACTTCTTACAACACCAGGTTTTCACGAAAGAGGGGTAGTATCTTCAAAAGGAGATGTTGCAGCAAATATGATGAGACAAGGAGTTACTATGGGAGTATCCTCAAGAGGGGTTGGGTCTTTAGTTAAAAAAGGAGATCAAAATGAAGTACAAGATGACTTTGAATTAATATGTTTTGACCTTGTATCTTCTCCATCCACACCGGGAGCATATCTATACATAAATAAAGAAGATAGATCAAGATACGATGAAAATATTGAACAGAAAAAAGAAAATGAAATAATTTCTAGTAATGGTTTAGGTAAATCTGTTGACTTAATGAAAAGATTATCCGATTATTTGGGTAAGTAAAAATTTAAGACATGGATGAAAAGTATTTTGTAGCAAGAGTAACAACCGATATGGTTGATGAGAACTCAGGAAAAGTAAAAAAAATTAAAGAAGAAAAATTGGTTAGGGGGTTTTCTCCCACCGATGTTGAGGCGAAAGTAACCAAAGCTTACGAGTCTTACACAATGGATTGGAGAATAACCGCAATTGTTGAGAGTAAAATTGATGAGGTAATTGAATAAATATACTTATTAAATTTTTTAAAAAGGGATCATTTTATGTGTTCCCTTTTTTTGTGCTTTTTAATTTTTTTTATCAGAAATACATAAAATAACGAATTTTTTAAAATAAGGATATATTTATTTGATAAATAAACAATTTTACGCACGCATTAAAAATGGCAAACGAAACCAAAAACTCTTTAGTAGAGGAAGCTTTATTACAAATGAAAGCCCTTGAAGAAGCAGTAACTGAAAATGCAAAAGGAATACTTGCTTCTACTATGAAGGAAGAAATCAGTGAATTAGTAAAGGAATCACTTAGTGGTACAAAAAAACCAAAATCAAGAATCTCAGAACAAGAGGACGAAGATATTGAAGACGTTGAAGACGTTGAAGATATTGAAGACGTTGAATACGAAAATGAGCCGACTGGTGATGATGAGGAAGAAGATATTGATTTTGAAATGTCTGATGACGAAGGAGACGATCAAGAGTTTGATATGACTATGATGGGATTTGACGATATGGAAGACGAAAATGAAATGGCTCCATTGGACATGAGAGGAGCTTCTCCTGAAGAATTAGCAAAAGTTTTTAAAGCTATGGGAGAAGATGACGGAATTATTATTTCAAAAGACGATGATTATATTCATTTGTCTGATGATAATGAGGACGTTGAATACTTAATCCAAAACGAGTCTGATAATAGTTATGAAGACGAAACAATGGAAGCATACGAAGAAGATGAAGAAGTTGTGTATGAACTTGAAATGGACGAAGAAGAAGAGGAAGAAAATGAGACCATTTACGAATTAGAAATGGACGAAGAAGAAGATGAAGAAGAATCCGATGAGGAAGAAGAGGAAGATCTTGACGAGGTTTATGAATCTATGAAACCAAAAGGTAAAGTAGGTAAAATGAAACAATTCAAATATCCTAATATGAAACACGGAGTAACCGAAACATCTGATGAAGAAAATGAATCTGAGTGGAAAGAAGAAATGGAAGAGGCATCAAATCTTTTCTTGAAAAAACCAAAAATGAGAAAAGAAGTTGAAGCAAAAGAATCTTCAAGAACTCTTGGTGTTGGTAAAAGTCATGGAAGAAATGGTTTACCTAAACCAAGAACTTATTCTTCACACGTTAAATTAGAATCATACAATAAAGAAATCGAAGTTCTTCGTGAAAAAAACGAAGAGTACAAAAAAGCTTTAGATTTCTTTAGAACTAAGTTAAACGAAGTTGCGGTATTCAACTCTAATTTGGCATACGCTACTCGTTTGTTTACTGAACATACAACAACTAAACAAGAAAAAATTAATATCCTTAGAAGATTTGATAATGTTGAATCAATCAAAGAATCTAAAGGTCTTTACAAATCAATCAAAGAAGAACTTGATGGAATTACTAACGTAGTTACAGAATCTGTAGCATCTAAAGTTATTAAAACTCCAACAACAGGGTCTTCTAATTTGATCGAAAGTAAAACTTATGAAAATCCACAATTCTTAAGAATGAAGGATTTAATGAATAAAATAAAATAAACAATAAACTCAATTTTAAAAAATAAAAAATGGGAGCATTATTAGAATCAGGTCTTGTTGGTAACATCGGTCTTAAACACCTTAAAGTTATCAAAGAAGATACAATTAGCAAATGGGATAAATTAGGATTCCTAGACGGTCTTAAAGGACACATTAAAGAGAACATGGCACAACTTTATGAAAACCAAGCATCTCACCTAATCAACGAAGCAGCATCAACAGATAGTTCAGGTTCATTTGAAACTGTAGTTTTCCCTATCGTAAGACGCGTATTCTCTAAATTGTTGGCTAACGATTTAGTATCTGTACAAGCAATGAACTTACCTATCGGTAAATTGTTCTACTTCGTACCTAAAATCCAAGCTTACCAAAATGGTCAAGACCCTACTGCTGGTGGTACTCACTACTCTCCACTTGGAGCGCCTAATGGTCCTGCATCTCAAGGTGCTGGATATTCAACAGGTGACAAAAACCTTTATGATAGATTTTATGAAGGGGCTGAACCGGCATTAGATCCACCAGGACTTTTTGATTATTCTAAAGGTACATTCTCGGCAATCACTTCAAGTGCAGTAAGTACAGTATATTGGTCTAATGGTCAATTAATCCCTTCCGGTTATACGGCAGGTGAGTACAGAAAAGTATTACTTGTACTTTCTGGATTCTCTAACGCAGGTGCAGGAAAACTTATCGGACCTGATGGTCAAGAAATGGATAACGAAGCATTCCTTTCTGATTTACACGTAAATGCTGTTACAACTGCGGGTGGTGCATTCTCAGGAGCAGGTTCAGGAAACCTATTATTTAGAGTAGTTACTCAAAAATATGGTAAAGGAATCGTACAATATGGTGTACAAACTTCAACTACATTCCCTACTGATGGAAATGGTGGTTCATATGACAATCTTTGTACACCTAACGGACTTATCTACTTAGAAGTTGATTTACAAGTTCCATGTGCTATTGGTGCTGATTCACTTGACGGATACTCTGGTTTAACAACTACTATCGCTGGTAGTGCGGTTGCCGGATCTGCATTTACTGCATCATATAGAGTTTACAAAGAATTGGAATTTGAAGATCAAATTGGTGAAGTTTCTTTTGACCTTGAGTCAGTTACTGTATCTGTTACAGAAAGAAAACTAAGAGCACAATGGTCTCCTGAATTGGCACAAGACGTTTCTGCATTCCATAACATCGACGCTGAGGCTGAATTAACAGCTTTATTGTCTGAGCAAGTGGCAGCAGAAATTGACCGTGAAATTCTTCGTGACTTGAGAAAAGGTGCGGCTTGGACATTACGTTGGGATTACAACGGATGGAAAAGAGGTACTTCAGCGAATCCGTTGACTCAGTACACTCAAAAAGACTGGAACCAAACGTTGATCACAGCAATCAACCAAATTTCAGCACAAATTCACAAATCTACACTTAGAGGTGGAGCTAACTGGATCGTAGTATCTTCTGAAATCTCAGCTATTTTTGATGATTTAGAATACTTCCACGTATCTAACGCTTCTCCTGAGCAAGATCAGTATAACATGGGTATTGAAAGAGTTGGTACTCTTGCAGGACGTTACCAAGTTTATCGTGATCCTTACTTCCCACCAAACACAATCTTGTTGGGTCACAAAGGAACATCATTGTTAGACACAGGATATGTTTACGCACCGTACGTACCTCTACAATTGACTCCTACAATGTACAATCCATTTAACTTTACTCCGATTAAAGGAATTATGACAAGATACGCGAAGAAAATGGTGAATAACCGTTTCTACGGACGTATCACTGTTGATGGAGTACGTACATTTGATCTTAGAGAATTGAGATAATCGTTCATCTATAGAACATAAAAAAGGGTGGTATTTATTTATCACCCTTTTTTTATTTTATGATAGGTGTAAAAATGAATGGACTATAATTTTATTTTTATTATATTTATATAAAAATAATTTAAAAAAAAGATATCCAAATTTGGATTTATCTAAAACGGAAAAGGAGTTAACAACTGAATTAGGTTTTGATAAAATATGGGACTGTGGACTTTTTAAATATGAATTAATCCTTTAATTGCTCAGTCAAAACACCATTTTGAAAAAAAAATAAATTTTTAATCTTTATTATTAGTTTTATTAAGTATTTATAAGTATTTTTATTTTTAAAAAAGATATTTATTATATATAAAACCATAATTATGAAAAATTTACTATTATTATTTTTGACTTTTTTATTTAGTCTATTTTCTTACGGACAAACAACAGCGTTCAGTGAAACATTTGAAGGTACAACTCAACAGTTAATTTTAGTTAATGGATCCCAAACCAACAAATGGTACCACGGAACTACAACTAGTGGTTATTGTGCTGGTGTAAAGGGTCTTAACATAAGTAATAATGGAACCACTTATGCCTACACTATAACATCAACATCTAGAGTACACGCTTATTTTGATGTAGCTATTCCAGCAGGTGCAACCAGTATAACTCTAAACTATACATGTAAAGTAAATGGGGAAGCAAATTATGACGATATCCGAGTATGGTCCTGTCCTAATACATTTACCCCAACAGCGGGAACTGCAATCACAACATCAAATGGTACTTTAGTTACAACAAGACAAGGTATATCAAGTTGTACTGCCCAAACACATACTCTAACAGGAATTGCAGGAACAACACGAAGAATAGTATTCCAATGGAGAAATGATAATGGTGGAGGATCAGGATCAGCGTCTATTGATAACATAACATTTACATATGTTCCTGTATCAACAGTACCAACTTGTGCTAGTCTTTCTTCACCATCCAATGGTGCCACCAACCGTCCTCTAAACCAAACCATATCTTGGGCATCAACAGCGGGAGCTACAGGTTACGATGTTTATTTTGGAACTGCATCAAACCCACCATTAGTATCCTCAAATCAAGCAGGAACTACTTACAATCCAGGTACGTTGAATGCTAACACTACTTATTATCATAAAATTGTTCCACGAAATTCTGTTGGACCGGCAACTGGGTGTAATACTTGGTCTTTTACAACATTAAATCCACCATCAAACGATAATTGTTCAGGGGCAACTAGTTTACCTTGTGGTACTTCTAGTTTAGCAGGAACAACAGTAAATGCCGTTTCTGAGACAGCACCTAATTCATCTACAACGGGTACAATGGGTGTATGGTATACATTTGTTGGGGATGGTCAATCAACAACAATAACTGTAGTACAAAGTTTAGACACTCGTTTATTAGTATTAACAAGTGGTACTGGATCTTGTGGTGGGACATATACCACAGTCGCTAATGTTGATAATATAACAAGTACAAATGAAACAACAACATTTACAGCAATTAATGGAACTGCGTATTTTATTTATATCGGTCATTGGAATTCTACCACCACAACAGGTACTTTCACTATAAGTAGAACTTGTGTAACACCCCCAACAAACAATAACTGCTCAAGTGCTCCATCATTAACAGTAAACTCAGGAACTTCATGTACATCACCAACTAATGGGACAACTGTTGGAGCAACCCAATCCTCAACATCTTGTGCCGGAACAGCGGATGATGATGTTTGGTATTCTTTTGTTGCTACCCAAACTAGCCAAACCATAACTGTAACACCAGGAACAATGTCAGACGCTGTTTTTCAAGTTTATAGTGGAACTTGTAGTGGATTAACATCTTTAGCTTGTATTGATAATACATTGGGGTCCTCATCAGAAACAACCACAGTCACTAGTCTAACAATAGGATCAACGTACTATGTTAGGGTTCATAGTTATGGTAATGGTACAGGACAAGGAACATTCTCAATTTGTGCGACTTCACCTTGTTCAACACCTACAACATCAGGTACTTTAGAGGCAAACAAAACATCAACAACTGTAAATGATGCGGTTACATTTACAACTACAGGGAATGGTGGTACTACAACAAAATTTGAATGGTCATTTGATAACTTTTCAACAGTTGCAGGATCAGTAAACAACCCAGCAAACCCATACACTCTTATATTAAACATACAGCAACCAACTATGTGGTTTAGAACCACTTCAGTTAGTGGTGCTTGCCCAGCTGGAGTTACCTCACCAGTATCAGTTACTTTACAATCTGCTCCACCATACGTTTATGGAACAGACGATGGTGATTATATTTCAAATGTTACTTTAAACACAATAAATAACAACTCAACATATGATCCACCACTAGGGGATTCATATCAAGACTTTACCTCCATTTCAACAACATTGGTTAGAGGAGCAAATTATACAATATTTGTTTCTAGTCCTGTAACATTCTTAGGGTCTGCATCCGGTTATGCTGCTTGGATAGATTTTGATAATGATGGTATATTTGAGGTGTCAGAAAATATAATGCAAAAATCTCCATCAACAACTCAATCACAATCATTTACGGTACCTTCAGATGCAGCAACAGGACTTGTTAAAATGCGTGTATTGTCAAGATGGAATGGTACCCCAACAACAGATGCGTATAATTCAGCAGGGTACAATTATGGTGAAGTGGAGGAATACAGAGTGTCTATTGAAAGTGCACTACCAATTGAATTATCATCATTTAATGGTTTTAACAAAGGTAAAAATAATCACATATTTTGGGTAACCTCATCAGAACAAAACACAAGTCATTTTAACTTACAAAAAAGTAGAGATGGTGAAAATTGGGAAACTGTAGTCACACTAAATGCTGCGGGTAATTCAAACACACAAATTGACTATGATGTTGTTGATTATAAAGTAGATCCAATTATTAATTACTATAGATTACAACAATACGATAACGATGGGGTTTATGAAACTTTTGGTCCAATATCAATCAATAATACGGATTTGGGTAATCAAAAAACAATCGTTAAATATATTAACTTAAACGGACAAGAAATAGATCCTAACAGACTTGGTTTAATGGATGTTTACATTGAGGTCTACGACGACGGAACTATGAGAAAAGTGATTAAATGATAACTAAATTTGAATTTTATAAAAGGTTGTTCACGGCAGTAATTGCTTTGTTACAACCTTTTATTATTTATTTTAGTTGTGGACATTTAGAATCTATTTCTCAATCTTGGAATACCCCCTTACAACCACTTTTTATTTTTACAAATGCACTTGTTAGTTATTTCTTTTTTGATCTTCCTAAATGGAGAATTTCTGCGGTTTTGATATTACTTTTAACTGTGTTTTCTGTTGAAAGTCATATGTTGTTACACAACGTACTTGCCATATTATTTTTTATCTCCTGCGTATTTCCCTTGTGGTCAATAAAAAGATTCAGGTTCTATTTACCCATTTATTTATTGTCAATTATTTTTTTATTTTTTGATCAACTTTTTTGGTCTGAAACATGGTCAATTGTAACTCTTTGTTTTTATCATGTACATTTGATGATATATGGATATTTATTAAATAATGAAAGACACCATTAGAAAAATAATTAAAGAAGCGGACACTAGTCGATATGGGGGTTATTATACGGGACCTCTAACTATGGGTGAAATAGATTGGGACAAATCTGCTCTTGGACCTTTTACTAAAAAAGTATCAAATTTTTTTAATGCGGATTTACAATATGATAGTTATGATGGGACTTTAGATTCGCATAAAAAAGATAGTAAAAAATTAGAATCAAAATCAAAAAGAATTTCAAAATATATTAAAAAACACCCACAAGCAAACGATGAAGATGGTGGTATTATAAATCAAACACCAGGTAAAGGTAAAAAAATTGTACCCATTAAAGAATGGATTGAACTTGATAAAATCAATCTAAACGAAGATTTAGCGGTTTGGTTTGGTACTAAAAAGAAACCTAAAGGATCTAAACAACCAAAAGGGCCTTGGGTTAACATTTGTAAAAAGGTTGATGGTAAACATCCTCCTTGTGGTAGATCTAATACAGATAAAGGTGGTTATCCTAAATGTAGAGCTGCGGGTGTTGCTGGTAAAATGAGTGATAGTGAAAAAAAGGCGGCTTGCCAACAAAAAAGAAGTGCAGAAAAAAAAGATACTCAAACAGGTAAAGGTCAAAAACCAATAATGACAAGTTATAAAAAGAAAAAAACAAATGAAGATATGAAAAGAATAGTTAGATTAACTGAAAACGATTTAAGTAGAATCGTAAAAAGGGTTTTAAAGGAAAGTTTTTTAAATAAAGACTTATCTAATATTCCTGATAATTTGAAGCAATCACCAATAAGTTTAAGATGTATTGGAGTACCAACTGGCAATAACCCAAGCGGATCAACAAAACGATATTTTGATTATTTAATTACTGATTATAATGATTCGGGCGGAATTGAAAGATTTTTCTTTTCTAAACAATCTGAAAATTTAGACGCGAGTTTTGGGTCAGATAATCAAAAATCCGATCTACGATTAGATGTTGTCCCAATTGAAAGTGCATCATTAAGATCAATATTTAGACTTGATAATTCGGATCAATTCTTGTTAAAACATACTTACGCAAATGAGCCATATTATTGTTCTGTAAACCAAGAAAGTAATACTTGGAAAACCTATTTTGATAACTTAGGGGTAGCCACAGACATCAATGTTTAACTAAAGTAATTAAACTATCAACTTGATTTCTAGAATATACTAAATTATCTCTAATCAACATAACTTCTTCTTCACTAAGGGTTCCTAACCATTCTGCAAAACGATCCTGTTCGCTTAGGTTAGTGTTAACCGACTCGACTTGAGGGTACGTAACTTGTTTTGTTGAATAACAATTATGTGTTTTACAGCTTGTTATAAACAAAGTAAAAATAAATAATAATTTAAAAGATTTCATATTTTGATTATTTCTACAAATATAATACTTTTTTAGACACAAACAAATTTATTTATTTATTTTTTTTAAAAAGTCAACCCAAATGTCTAACTCAGTTTCATTTCTACCAATATTCGCTGAGTAACAAGTTAAAACAACATTATCTTTTGTATAACCTTTGTTTCTGTCTAAACGATCAATTGATGGTTGTTGAGGGTGTTTTTTTGTTTCTGAAGGTAATAGACGAACATTAAACCAATAGCAAAGACCGTTTTGTTTTTCATATAATTCATTTATAAAATCAACTGTGAGATCATTTTCTAATTTTCTATGTTTAGAGTCGTTAATTAGTGTATTTTGCCATAATCTGACCCTTCTTTCTTTTTGTTTTGTGCTTTCTGTTTCTTTATGAGTTGGGTCCATTCTTTTTTTTCTTTTATAAACCCTTGTCACAATTAAAATACATTCTTTACATCTATTACCCCTTTGCGTTTTATAAAAATCATTTTCTGTTTTTACTATCCTGCATTTACTACACATCCGTTTATCCATACTAATAAATATATGGATAAACATAAAAAAACAAAAAAAGAGACAACGTCTCTTTTAAATTTTAACAATATGCTCCTGAACAACGTTTTTTTCCGTCAAGACCTTTGATTTTACCCTTACAAACTTGAACCGCATGTCCATTTGAATACGCAGAAGGGTGAACGTCGTATTTGGCTTTAGCTGAGGCAATACCACGAGCACATAATTTTGTCCCTGTTTTTTTTCTACCCTCCATCATCATATCATCATCTTCGTAGTCGGATCCTTTAATTTCATTCATCAAAAAATCAAACACCTGATCCATATTATTTTTTGCTTCCGAGATGTGATCTTGAGCCCAATCATGACCTTCTTCTAAAATTTGTTCTATTTGATTTTGATCCATGTCTAATAACATTTCACATTGTCTTTTCATTTGTTCTAAATTAGAAAAAAACATATACCTTGTACTTCTTTCCTGTGTTTCTTTTAAAACTTTTCTAATAACTTTTGATAAATTATCCATATTATTTTTTGTTTACTATTTGGAATTGTAATTCCCTTTTATAAGTATCTACGTTTCTATCTGAATTTACTTTTATATCAACAAAATACTCGTTTGGTATTTTATCTCTGGTATCAAAAATAAAGTAAAACCCATCTGGAGTTTGATTTATCCTTGTCCAATCCTGTACTTGAACTTCGGTTTTACCTTCTCTAACATATATTCTGTAATACGCTTCTACATTTTTTAATGAAGTGTTTGTGGTATACGCTTGTTTTATCGTTACATTAACTTTTCTAATGTCAGTATTAAGTATTTTTTCATCTTGTTTTATACCGTCAAAATCAAACCCATATAGTTTTGGTCTTTGTGTTGTTGTTCCTATTTGATAATAATTGTCACTACTAAAAATTGCAAACTCATTTTCAACACTTGAAATAAGTACCCCATTAACTGAAAGTCCCGACCAAACATCATAATATAAACAAGGAACTGTTGAGGGAATTAATCCATCAATATCTACTTTATAAACTCCTTTTGTTACAAGACAAGAGGGTATATTAGTATATCCCGAAACAGGATCTCCATTTTTATCTAATATGTTGACTGATGGGTTTGAATCAAAATTTATTGGGTTTCCATTAACATATGAGTAAAGATAAAGGGAATTGTCATTTCCTGCATAAAAACTATTTCTATTGTCAATAATTAAATCATCGTAAGTTGTTTGTAAAAATGGTTCATAAAATGTTTGAGTATAAGGAGAGAAAAACCCAACAGAATAATTTTCAGTCATTCCTGTTATGTTTTCAAGATTTGGATAAAATGCAACACCCCATCCTGTTACCCCAGTTATTGATCCATCAATAATTCCATTTATTTCGTTTGTCATATCAAACTCAATATCTTCATTTCCAAATTCAAAATGTTGGGTTCCAATTATTGTAAGACCACTAAAATTTAGACCTGTATTACCTGATAAAGAATTTGTATTATTATAAAGTCCCGGCTCTGACCAAGAGTTAACCGTTGTCCTTTGAAACCAATTTGATGGTCTTTCTGAAAATGATTTATCGGTTTCATAATTTGCTCCAACATCGTAATAATCATAACCAACACCACTATCCCATAATTGAGGGGATCCTGTACTTCCTGAAGTTTTTGGTATTCTAAAAAGCACTAAATCAAATGATGTCGCCCTTCTTCTACCTTGTGAAGTTGTGTCATTGATAAGCTCTTTATCAAAAGCTGAGGTGTTAGTCATTTTTAAAATATGACTTATTGATTGGTTACAATCTGTTGATATAACTTTTTCATCGTAAAGGTCCGTAAGACCTGATAAATTAATATCAAAGATATAACGACTAAAACCAATAGGTAATAAAATATTATCTACTCGGCCATAAAATAACTCAACAATTGGATTTCTTGCCGTGTTAGTGTATGAATCCGATGTAATAGTATTTGATTTACTAAAATAAGATCGGTAAATTGACATTTTTCTTTTTTATATAAATATTAGTTAATACGAATTTTCTTATTTAAAACTTTTTCGTATGCTTCTAACATTTTTTTAAGTATGTCATCTGTTGATGTTCCGTCGGTTGAAACTGCCGATGGTGGAAGTAATGGGTATGGGTGAACGTGAGTTATTAAAAAGTTAACAATAACATCAAGTAACTCTAAAAGTTCTTCACCTCTAACCATAGATGATGTATTAACATACATTTCTGTTGTGATTTTGTCAGGGTCTATACCATATAGTGTATCTGATCCTAAATTAATTCTATCTTTACCCGGTATTGTACTATCGTGTGAAATTAAGTATAAATCAGATGCTCCCATTATACCAACAGTGTTGTCTAAAGGTTCTGTAGTTTGTTCAATTACAATTTCTTTAACAGGTTTAAACGGAACAAAAGGAGTGAGGTTTCTGTTCATAACCAAACCATAACCCATACTCAAATCACCTGGAATTACACTTATTAGATTCAATAATGTTCCGATATTTGCAAATTCAACAACATTTGGATTTGTACTAATTGTTGTTATTTTATTAAATAAATTTGCAGTTGGTCTATAGTAAAAAGGAAAATTTGCGTTTTCTTTAAAATCAACCCCTAAAAGTTCTTTTGGATCTTTAATAAAATTAGTAATAACCTCGTTAATTTTTGTTGCAACATCGGATAATGGTAGTGCTTGAAATTGTTCAAAATACGCTCTTGACAAGGTTATGCCTGAAAGATTTGTATCAATATCAAATGATGAGACATTTGTTAACCCACCGGTAACGTTACTTAGATTATAAATGGATATAAATCCTGTAAGGGCGTCTTGTGTGTTTTCCGGATTTATAATTTCATATTCTAATAAAAATTTAATTGGTTGATCTTCGCTTTTTAAACTTGTTACGATTTGTGGATCACTTAATTTAACTTTTTGATTAAATTTAGATAATTGTAAAAATGCCCTTTTATCGTCTGATTCAGGTATCTCACCCCGTTTAAACTTTTTATGCTTTCCGGCCCTTAATAAAACATCATTTTTTTTCAAAATAATATCAGTAGTGTCTCTTCCTTGAAATGAAATATCTACAGGTTCTGCAAATACCCCTTTACTTTTTTCAGGAACTTTTCCATCTTGATCTTTTATGTTTGGTAAATCTTGTCTTGAATATTGAGCCCCCGCAGTTAAATGAGTTTGAGAGGTTTTGTACGAAACGTTATCAACCTCAGTTGGGGACGAGTATGGTGCAATAACATAATACTTATCACTATTACCTTTAGTTTTATTATTAAAATAAAAAATTAAAACTTGTTCGTCTTTTTTTGGTGACTGATTTATAAAGTATGGTAGTAAAGGTAAACATACAAAAGGGTCAACTTGAGACCATATACCATTTAATGTACTCGTACTATTTGGGTCAAATTTATCTGAAGATTTTTCTCTGGCAGTTATATTGTCTGTGGTGTCAAAAACGCGAATTCTACCAAGCATTAAAGGATCGTCCGCGTCCATACATATTCCGTAGAAAAAATTTTGACTGTCCGTTATTTGTAAATTATTATCCACCATTTAATCGTTTGTTGAATTCATCCAATAATTTATTATAGGTATTTTCGGAAGTATCTAAATGTTTTACAAGTTTAAAAATTAACTTTTTTGTTTCTTCAAAATCATTATAAAGATAGTCCATAGCCATTTTTAAATCGGTGTTTGGTTTATTTTTATAATTTTTAATTATATCGAGTATTTTATCGTGATCCATATCAGTAAGATTTTCCGTATCCTTTTGTGGGTTTAGTGGTTCCTGGACCGGCACCTAATGGTGGCACAAATACCGTAAGAGGTGGTATAGAAATCTCAGTTTTACCATTTTCCGCTTGTTCTTGATTCATACCTCTTATTGTTCCCATTAATGCCATATTCATTAAATTAGGTCCCCCATCAGGTGCGTCTCCCGTAGGTAAACCCGCCTTTTGTAAATTTTCCACAGTATTGGCAAATGCTCTTGTGTCTGAAACCCCTCCCAAAAATTGAGCACCATTAAGTGCAAATTGAGGTAACCCACGAGTAACCTTAGCAATTGCTAAATTTAGTAATTTTAATATTTCATCAATTACACTTTTACAATTTTGGTAATCCACAAAAGCCTCGCCTAAAACCAATAATATATAAGTTATAGTCGCAATCATTCTAACTTTTTTATTAGTTGCCTCTAAAGAAACTTCTAAAAGTATAGTTTCTACAAGTTTTAATATATTTTTTTTAATTAATTTAAATAACTCCTCAACAAAAATAGAGGTTATTTTTACCATTAATTTTATTGTAAAATTTCTAAATAATTTCAAAAAATCATTCAAATTGTCAAAATCAAGGTCTAATTGTAATGTAAACGCATTTCTTATGGACTTAACCATAATCATAAACCCTAACATCACCTTTGGAGATAAAATAGTTTTAAAAACCGCTCTTGGGAGTTTTAATAAAAAATCCCCTTGTATTGCTAAATTTAAATTTATATCTAACCCTAATTTAGGAACTAACGTTTTCCATTTTGGATCATTTGCAATATTACTAAACGACGATAAAAGAAGGTCAATTTTTTTTGAATCTTTATTTTCTTTAATAATCTCATCTAATGTCGCTGTCACTAATTGGATATTCATTGGTAATTCGACATCCCCACAATCAGTAAATACTACGCTACCATTTTGTATATTGAGTACTGTTTGTTCAATATTTCTAAGTTCTTGATTTGATACTTCAAAAAATGAGTCATCTATAAAATCTAAATCGTTAAGTTTGGCAGTTCCCGCAACATCAATACTTTTAGTTGGGTCCGAACAAATACCCATCATCCTTTTTAGTATTTTTTCAAATTTAGTTTGTTCTCTTAACTCGTCACTTGAAAGTCCAATACCAAAATCAAAAATACCAAAAAGTGAATTATATATTTCAGTACTTAGTATGTTAAAATTTAAAACCTCAATAGTACCATAATAATCATACAAAAAATCAGAAATAGACGTAAAGTCGTTTGGTTGGCCTTTTAAAACAACTTCAAAAAATTCACCAAATACTGTTACGTTAGTTGTTGGATCAACATATGACTCGACATATTTAAAATCAAACAAATCATTACCTGATAATCCTTTATAGAATGTTCCATATTCATCAAAAAATGATTGTTGACTTTGGGTTCTATGATATATTTCTCTATTCATCGAATACGGAAACGTATTTACCGGAACCGACTCATCTTCATAGTAATATTTAGCGTTTTCATCTTCAGGACTAAATAAAAGACGTTTAAACAAATCAACGTGTTTAACTTTTATATAAATTGGTTGATTTACTTGGTCTTGATATGTTTGTTCCTCTGAACAACCTAAAGTTGTAATAATTTCATCAATAACAATAGATTTTAACTTTTCTCTGGTATTATTCGCTGCTTCTGCAAAAATTCTATTTAATTGATTTAATGTTTGATCCGGATCAACTCCAGTTGCTTCTACAGACCCCTGTCTAATTTTTTTTGATATACTTGATTTATTAGGTAAAGAAACTTCTTTATAAAGATCTAATAGTTCTTCTAACTGACTTTTAAATTCCGATTTAACTTTGTTTTTACCTTCTTTTAGTTCTTTTTTTAATTCATTTAATTCTCTTGTTACGTCTTCCTTACCTTTTTCTGTACTATCTTGTGTATTTTCGTTTTTTAAAAGTTTTTCATTTTTTTTATTTTCATTAACGGTTTTGTATGCGCGTACTTTGCTCTTGGCACTACTATAATCGTTATTTAAATCTAACCCCATTAGTCAATAGTGTAGTTGTTATTTTTATTTGAGTCGACATCTTTTTTGATCAAGCTTTGTAATACATCGTCATCCATATCTGACAAAGTAAAATTATCCTCTTTAGTTGAGGACGTTTTTTCCCAAATGGTTGATTGCAGTTTAGATAAACTTAACTTTTTCTCAATGGTGTCATTAATTATTTTTTGTTGTTCTTTAATGACCGGGCCAATCACCGTCATATCTTCAGCGTCTTTTAAAAGTGCCAACATTTTATTTTGGATTCTAATTGCGGTTGATCTTTGTTCAACTAACTCATTATAGATTTCTTGCATAAGTGCAAGTACGGAATCTTTATTTAATGATATTTCCTTTTTTTTGCCTCTATTGTTCATAACAATAAATATTTAATTTTTATATTTTATTGGCTATGTATCTTTTTCAAGGTAGAAAGATAAAGTTGTTTGTATTTTTTTAAACAAACTCTTATTTCTTTTGTATTTAAATTGGTCATTTCTCTTAAAGAAAGTAAGACAATATTTTTATTGAACTTGTTGTTATTGTTCCCAATAAAAATATTGCCATAGTCATCAAACAAATCAATTAATGCGTAACCTAACTTTAATTCATTTTCAGATAAATTTTCTTTAGTGATGTAAACATTAAGATCAGATAAAAATATATCAATTATTTTGTCCGCTTCTATTTTTTCAAACTCTAAATAATAAACCATATCAGGTCTATTCTCTAAAGTTGTTGAAATGTCCTCATAGGAAATTTTTCTATTCATATCTTTTTGGTCTTTTTGGATTTGACCCATAAGATAATTTTTACAAATAGTCCCAAAATAGGAATATGCTTTTTTGTTTTTTGCCGGTTTAAACTTATCAACTTTAGTTATTAAAAAAGAATGAGTATCCTGATGAATTTCTTCATAGTTCATATCTTTTCTATAAAGTTTATATCTCCTTATGATTGACTCAATCATTTTATCAAGGGGATCCTTTAAAAACGTGTTATAGATTTCCTCTTTTTCTTCTTTGCAGTCAGACAATATGTATTGTTTGACTGCATCTTCTTCACGAACATCAAAATAATTTTTACTTGATTTCTTCGTCTTATTCTTAACTATCTCTTGATTTTGATCATAATTTTCGGATAAAAACATTAAACATTTTGTGGTTCATATTTTATATTTCTATCATTAGTGAAGAAATGTTCTTTTTTCGCGGAATCCAACCAAAATTTAACCTCATCGTCTGTGATCTTACTTTCCCCAAACTTGTAGTTCCAAAAAATTGACCCTTCTCTCATATTCGTATGTTTGTATCCAATACGAGGTACTGACATAATTTTTACAGAATTATATGTTAATCTTAAAAGTAATTCATAAACAAATGTTAATTTAAATGATGGTTTAAATCCTCCATTATTGATTAAAGTGTCTCTTTTAACAACCATTCCACTTGTTTGGAAGTTTTGATAAGTTAATAAAACGTCATTTGTTAAATAACCCATTTCTGTCGTCAAACTAACTGCGAACGTCGCCTCATTTGTAAACCCAGCAAATGCCCCCTTTTCATCTGTGTCAACCACCAAAGGTAAAAAACAATCAACATCGGTATATGATTCAGAATAACGTTTTGCGTTTTTAAACCAAATGGATGAATACTCGTCATCAAATTCTAAAATAGATACCCACGTAGATGTTGCTTTTTCAACTCCTAAATTTACTTGAGATGAAAAATCTGTAGTTCCTTCATTTAAAACTAAAACGGTGTTAATTCCTTTAAAATCGTACCCATTAAGGTAGTTCACTAAACCTTCTTCTTTAGAATGTACCACAATAAGTTCTTTTATATCAACGGATTGATTTTTAATAGATTCCACCGCTCTATTAAAAAGGTCACTAAAATCTTTATATTTAGCCGACTCGATTGGTAATACTACCGATACATCAAATAATACTTTTTCTTCCATAATAAATTAATTTTCTTCTGTAATTTTTAGTTTTTCAATTTGGTCACTGAAAGATGTTTTTCTACCATCAAAGTATTCACCAAATAATTTTAAAATTGTTCCATTAAATTCTTCTTCATTTTGATATGTTTTTGAGGTTTCCGACATATTAACATATAAATTTTCAGAAATATTATCTTCCAACCAATTTTGTAGGTAGTTTGAAAGAATATCAACGATTTCGTTTGTGTTGTGTGTCCAAATACCATTCATTTCGGTCATCCAGTCAGGTTTTAAATTTGGTACTTTTCCAATTACTGGTGTACCCGATGCCATTGACTCTAAAGGAAATGTACCGAACCCTGATTCAACATCAACCCAAACAGAAACAAACGATTCTTTAAGGAATTTTGCAAAATCATTTTGGTTTATTCCTCTAAGATCTCTAAATGTTACCCATCTAAACTGAGGATATTTTAAATAAAACGTTTTAATTATTTTTGAAGTGTCTCTTGGATCTCTAGTGTGAATTGAGATAATAGGTTTTGACGGTTTGTCTTTTTTAGAGAATTCATTAGGAATCAATGGTTGTATAACGTCAATACTCACTCCTCTCATTACTTCTGTAATGTAATTTTTTTGAAATTCAGAAGTGGTAATACATTTATAAAAACCATAAGTAGTCCAATCTGTTCCTGGCGCCATTGTTTCTAACATATGATCATATGCTTGACACAAAACAATTTTACCACAAGGGAAGTTTTTTAACTGATCCATAACGTGACCATAAAGTTCAGGAATGACAATTAAATCTTCAGGTGAGATCTGTAAGTTTTCACCTTCAATTGTCTGATGAGGTAATTCCATATATTCATTACCTAACCATTCACCGACTCCTTTATAGTCCTTTGACTCGTGAATAATAATCGGATTAAAACCGTTATTTTTTAATGTGAGGGCAATTTGATAAATGTGTCTAATACCTGCCTTTGGATTACCTTTTGTGTCTTGAACCAAAAAGTAAATCCTTGAGGTTCTCTCCTCCAAATTTTTGATGGACTGTTCCATCTTTTCTAGTCTTTCTAAATCCATTTTTTAAAATTTTTTAATTATGTTGTTTATTAAAAGTGTATTGAATGCAATTTTAAACGGTATTGTTAAATTATTAGAATTGTGAATTCCTAAATTTTCATCCATCTCTTCTCTTTCAGTTAAAATAACCTCTATTAAATTTTTGTAAATATCATATTTAACAACACTGATTTGTTGCTCGGACTCACCCGTTGGAATAAATTCCCCACTTAGGTTTACTTTACTTTCTAATACTTCTAAATCTATGAAATAGTTTTCTCCTAAAAATGTTAACATACCAATATATTTTTTAAAATTTCATCAAATTCTTTTAACGTTTCTATTTCGTATTCAGATTTGATATCTTGATTATAAATGGTTTTGTATTTTACTACAGTTTTACCATTTGGTTTATTTAATAATAGTGAGGGATTTGCTGTAAGTAAAACGTCTACTTCATCCCACATTGAATTTATTGTTGAATTTGAATAAAATTTTACCTTTTCCAATTGGCATCCAAACTTTGAAAGAAAAAATAAAGACGCTGGTTTTGATTTACCCATCTCATCTGAAACAATTAAAAGATCATAATCGTCTCTATATTTCATATATAAATCATTTAGATCGTTAAATGTAAAAGTTTCCGTAGATCCTGCGTGTCCAAAAATCTGCATTGCAAAATCTTTATACATAAAATTATACAAGTCGTCTTCATCATTAAATTTAAAATGATCCATTAAATTTAATGATGTTACTTCACTTAAAATTTCGTACTCAAACTTTTCAGAAGAAACAAGGGATTCGGTATTACCTGAAATATCAACCTCAAACGATTGACCGTCATGATCCTCTTCTTCTATCATATGTTTTTCATACAACTGAGTGAATTTACTTATAGTATCCCTTAATACCCCGTTAATCTCAATCCCTATTTTCTTCATCATATTTTTCTAAAATTTTACTGATTAAAGGGTTTCTAACATTTTTGGCGTTTCTAAAATCATAAACCCCAATGTCGTTAATGTTTTTAAATCTTTGAAGTGAGTCATAAAGTCCTGATTGTTTTTTGTCTTTATAACGGTCTGTTTGTTCTAAATCTCCTGATATGAAAAATTTACTATTGAACCCAATTCTTGTTAGAAGTAATTTCATTTGATTTGGGGTTGCGTTTTGAGCCTCTTCAAAAATTAAAATAGAATTATCAATATTCATACCCCTCATATATGCTAAAGCAAATACTTCAATAATCTCAGCCTCTTTTAATTTTTCTCTAGCATCTTTACCGATAATTTTATTTAATAAGTAATAAGAAGGAAAAATATAAGGATCTAATTTTTCTTCTAAATTTCCCGGAAGCGAACCCAATTTCTCCTCTGCTTCAACTGCCGGCCTTACAATAATAATTTTTTCATATGCATTACTTGGGTCCATCAATAAATCAACAGCCGCTTTCATTGCGATATATGATTTACCAACACCTGCCGGACCTGAACAAATCGTTATTTGACTTTCTTTTAGAATATTGTAGTACTCTTCTTGATTTGGGGATAAAAATTTGTTTTTTTGTTTTTTCTTTATAACTGTGTTAATAAAATCTTTTTTTGAAAACGGTTTACCTTCAGGTTCTTCGTTTTGTTGTGCTGGCTTTTTTCTACTTGTCATACTAAAATTGTTTGTAAAGGTTTTTTGAAAAATTATTTAATTCTATTAGTTGTTCTTCTAGTGTCGGGATTTCAAAATCCTCTATATTTTTGTATATTGTACACATACTACGATCACACTTTTTATCGGTTTCTTTTTCAATTACGGTGACATTTAAATTAAATGTTTTACTAATTATCTCAACTAACTCCTTTTTATTTAATGTGTTTGAGTGAAGATGTTTAGTACCAACCCAAAAAAGATTACCATCTATCATTTTTTTACAAATTTTCGCAAATTCTAAACAAGTTACACCATTCCAAAAATGATTAGTAAATCCAAAAACTGTTTTATTTTTTTCTGACTTAACCCATTCAATAAGTGATCTACCTTGATTTACTTCTTCCCCTATAATTGATGTTCTAATAACCGTACAATTTTTTGGTTCGCCAAGTGCTTTACTCATACCATAAACATCAAAAACATCGTAGTTGTCATTTTCTGTATAATTTCCTTTATTTCCGGTATAAACACAATCAGTTGTTGGGTGTATCATTTTAACTTTATAATATTCACAAACATTAGCTAAAATTCTTGGAAATACTGAATTAACTAAAATCGCATTTAAATCCCCCAATTCGTCAACTCTTGGTTTTATTGTACCGGCACAGTTAATTACTACATCACCTTCTTTAATATTTAAATGAACAAATTTGGATCTTAATTCTGATTCTTTTATATCGGACACATCGATATCTTTCCTACTTATTTCGACTAAATCATAATATTCTTTTAAATATGTTGATACATATTTTCCTAACATCCCAGTACTACCTATAACAAATACTTTCATTTTTTTTATTTTTATAATTTATCTATAATCGTCGGACCATATATCCCATTTATCGTGCTGCTGTCTTATATCGTCACCCAAACTTTCTTCAAGTGTTGATGTTGAAAAAAACAAAATTTTAGTATTTTCTTCTAAGGATTTAAATCCGTTATAATGACCTGGTGGGATCCATAATATTTTTGGCGATTTATCGCTAAGAACAAACTTTTGTACATCTTCAGTTTCCATATTTACAACACCAATTAACGCCGACCCACTTGTTAGATATACATATTTACCTTCTTTTTTATGACCATGCCACGCCCTTATAAATCCCCTTTTGTGGTTTTCAACCTGATAAAACCTTTTAACCCCATCAAAATTAAAATCATTTACAAATCTAACAGAACCTCTATCGTCTACAGATATACCTCCATTAATAATTTTTGTTTCCATTATATAAATTCGTTTTTTTCTTTTTTATTTTTTAAAAATGCCCCATTATGATAAACTTTATCTTCTGGATTCTGAACTCTATTTTCTTTAAACATTACCAACATTCTTTTTACCTCATCCTCAACCGTAACTTGTGGTTGGTATTTAAATGTTTTTAAGGATTTAGAATTGTCGACCCTATAGTTTCTAGCGTCTTGAAATGAAATTTCTGTATAATTTATTTTTGTTTCTGGTATTACATCAACAATTCTTTCACCTAATTCTTTTATAATAACATTTTCTTTTGATAAAACAAATATGCCAGGATATTTCATTTTACAAGCTTCCGTAACATATTCTGCAATATCTTTAACTGCAATAATTGGTCTCCATTGTTCTCCTCCGTTGATTGTAATCTCCCCATCTTTAATTGCTTTCATTGTTAAAACATTAACAACTAAATCCATTCTTAAACGTGAATAAGTATCACCTAAACCAAATACAGTTCCAAGCCTAAAGATAGTACCACCTTTTGCCAAAATATGTTCTTCTGATTTTAATTTTGTTGCTGCGTATGATGATAATGGATTAGTTCCACTTTCTTCATTAAGTAATCCGTCTTGTGCTCCGTAAACTGAACATGTCGACATGAAAACTAAATGTTTATTTGGAGATACGACCTCACAGAAGTCTTTGATTGCTTTATAGTTTATCTCTTCAGTTAATGCGTGGTCAACACTACAAGCAGGATCACCAACCAAGGCGGCCATTAATACGATTACATCAAAATCTTTTGAAGTGTTATACAATTTTTCGATATCTCTAACATCACCATTAACAAAATTAACCTCTTTTAAGAATCTATTTTCATATAATAAATTATCATAAACTGTTACGTCAAAACCATCTCTAATAAGATAGTCACATGTTAGACCCCCGATGTATCCGGAACCTCCCACTAATAAAACTTTTTTACCCATATTTTTTATTTTAAATCTAGATAAATTTAGTTATAAAGTAAATATTATTTAAATAGAATCAATTAATTCAATCCATTTATTTTTACAAGTTTCAGTATCTAACCCCAATTCTAAAAACTTTTCTCTTGGTGTGAAAGTTTTTAGATTATTTTTAACGTATTCTATTTCACGTATAAAATCTTGGTAATGAAATGATTTGGTGTTTCTACCCCATGTACCATTATCTAAATTGTAGTAAATACCAACATTAGAAGTAACTAAAGGTAATCCAGTAGCCGCTGCTTCAACACCGGCTAAATGTAATGTTTCAACTCTAGAAGTACAAACTAAAAGTTCACAAGAATTCATTACTTTTACTAATAAATCATGGTCAATTCTATTAAATACTTTGACTCTATGGTTATTAATCTGAAAACTATCTTTCATTACTAAACAAAAATTATAATTGGTATTGTTGATAATATCCATCATTATATCAAATCCTTTAGGTGTATTAGTCGCAGCACCAATGAAAAGTATTGAGTTTGGTAAAATACCTAATTCTTGAGAATAGTCTGTATCTAATGGTTTAAACTTATTGAAATCAATACCTAATGGAATCATTACAGATTTACTAGTGATCTTGTCAATATAATGTGATTGAGTATAAGGAGAATTAAAAACTACCACATCTGAAGAATTACATACATCTATTTGTTCTTGATTACCAACTGATAAATCTTGTAGTAAACTAATTGTTTTTACTGGTATATTCATTGGCCTGAAATAGGTTGCATTTCTTATTATGTAACTAGGTTTTTCATTATTTAACCATTCTTGTTCGATTATAAATGGAAGTGTGTTGAATGGGGTAATACCGTTACATTTATCCTCTAAATTAGGTAACCATTCCAATAGGTCATGCCAAAATGTTTTTGTATTTGGTATACATGTAAGCGTATCATTTACCAACCAACCTTTTTTCATAATTAAAACTTTGTTAATTTAAAAAATAATGAACAATCGGCTTTTGGCCAAACACCCCAAAGATTTGTTGGTTCACCTAATAATTGATATTTTATTGATTTACTATCAAAATAATTACACCACC